CCCTGACCGCGACCGCGACCGCGACCTCGACCTCGACTCCGACCTCGACCCTGACCGCGACCCCGACCACGACCCCGACCACGACCCCGACCACGACCCTGACCACGAACAGTCAAAACCAGTCCTTAATAACGCAGCATTCATTATTTTTGCTCCAGCTTAGTTTTATGCGTCCAGATTGTTGCGTCAATAATTGAGCCACGACCAATAATCACATCATTCGGGAATGGCTCTATTTCGTTAAGTTTACCAGTTGTAAGTGCATCATAAAAACGACCCGTATCAGCAATCCATGCTGCATTAGATAGCACCAGCTCGTGCTCCCCTACTGATTCCAGCTTGCCAATTTGGATCATAGTCACAGTGCGAATGAGGTAGCTTTCGCCTACTTTAAATGGCGATGATGCTTCGCTTTTGCCCAGCAATCCTTGTAACTCGCGAATCTGTCTCAGTGTTAAATCTTCGATATTCATAGTCTTGTCCTTTCGTTGTTGTTAATCTTGTGCTTACTTAACTCAGTCTCCAACCTACTCCACACTTGGTGCCTGTGCTCCCATGCCTCATGCGTCCCTGCCGCCTCTGCCAGCCTATCCGCCTCTCGCAACGCAGCGCGGGAGTTAATGCGGAAGGCCAGGAGTTGCGTAAGCAGAGGCTTCATACATACCCTCTAAATAACCATAGCCGCTATACTTATCAGGTATAGCGGCTATGTCAAGTGTGTAAAACTGCGTAGTATAATTATTCATGCAGCGGGGCGTATTGTTCCAAAATGGTTTTCGGGAACGCAGGGTTTACGCCGTACTTTCTGCATAGTGCTTCGTACAGCGCGCTTACTTTCTTTTCTGGGGGTGATAGTTCCTCACGCGCTTTAACCATTTGCTTCGCGCAGTAATGCAGCGCGTCACGCTCGTTAGAAAAGCGTGGCATACGGAATACGCGGTCTTTTTTCCAGCGCTTCTTGTCGCGCAGGTACGCCGTGCGCCTATCAGGGGGTAGCGACAATATGTCCTTGAGTTCCCGCAAGCGCTCTGTGGGTATTCGGTCGTTGCGCTTGTACATATACGCTTGCTGCGCAGTCACGCCTAGCCAGTGTGCTACCGTGGTGTTTGTTAACTGGTTATCTTCCATGAATTTTCTAAATGACATTGTGAGGTACTCCTATATTGCTTTTGTTAGTTGCATGTTCAGCGTGGCGGGGCAACGATAAGTTGCTTCCTTGTACCGTGCTATGAGTGCTTCCTGATCCTCTTCCGGCATGTTTTCATAGGTATCTTCCGGTACATCAAAAAAGGCACACGCCTTTGCCTCGTCTAACAATCGGCTGTGTCTCGATTCACAAAAGCCGGTGAAGGGGATCACAGTAAGCAGTTGTTTAGAGCGTGGTTTTTTGGTCATTGGCTTATTCTCCTATGTTTAGGTTGTTTAATAATCAGCAAGACGCTCGCGTTCAGCGGAGATATTAATACCGGCCTTACGTAGTTTATCGGCGTTCTCTCGGCATTGTTCATAAGTAGAGAATGCTTTGCGCGAATCCGTATCGTAGCCAAAATCGCTACACCAATCAGAGAAAGACATTTCCGCAGCGCTTGCATCTAAAACGAGACAAGAAAGCACATCATCAAGCGAAGGCGGTACCGCCTTGCTTAATTCGAGAAGAGATTTTAAGCCGGAAGGTGTTAGGTTTTTCTGCTTCAATTCTGCATAAGTGTGATCCGTTCGGAACCCTTTCTTGCGTTCCTCCCTGTGCCCCGGTCCGGTGTAGTAAGCAAATTCTTGGCCGTTAATGGTAACTAGCCATTTATGGGCAAATTCTCGCCAATCATCGCTTTTTGACTTTAATGACTTTAATGACTTTAATGGCTCTCTTATTAAATGTGTTGTAAATGTGATGCTCATGGTTTTAGCTCCTTTTGTTAAGTTGTTGTGTTTTTAAGCCATTGCTTCCGTATAGGCGGCAATTTTAGATATAACTTCCGCGTATTCCGCCTTTTCAGATCTAAGTTTAGAAAGTATCACGTTGCATACAGATTCGGGTTTAAAAGCGCCTGTTTTGTTTTTGAAATTTTATTCATTTTAGTCTCTCCCTATAATAGCGTGAATTGTATGATCCAGTACTGTGAGCGTAATGCCGTTTGCTTTGCGCCGGTAACTCCCGTCATGGTACCCAAACGAGTAATTGATACGCTCCCCGGCGTAGCGCCATGTTGCGGGGTAAGGATTGCCGGAATCTATCCCTAGCAGTCCGTCCGCGTAACCGTGCCGGTATCCTTTAGTGTTTTGCATATAGTAGGTGTCCTCTCTATATATAGTAGTTAATAATTAACGACTTTTCGGCCGTCAGAGCCAATATGGCATAAAAATATGAAAATAGCGACATAATTCTGACATAACTATGACATCCAAATGACATACTTTTGATTATGTCAAATATATGTCGTAAATATGTCACAACTATGTCATATGTTAAAAAATGGGTATAGTTACAAAATCAATAGCTTAACGTCGATTCCACAGATTTTCCATGTACTACTCAAAATTTACGTGATTATGGAAAATGAGTGTAAGCTATTGAATTTTTAACGATAACATGGCATTTCCGCTCTATTATTTTTCGGTTTTTAATAGTTTTATGACAGTGGGTCAAAAAACAGTGATTTTTAGGCTGTAAATAAGTTTGCTTTGAAAAGATTAATTATCAGTATACTCGAACCATAGGCATAATAGCTCAATGGCTTATAGATTCTGTTGCGCCAACCTAATGGTTTTAATCACTTTTTCGCCGTTTAGCTAACGTGCTGACTAATCAACTATATTTTATAATATCCCTATGCGTTCAATAGCTTAGCGATCCATAACCATAATATCCCTCTGCGTTCAATAGCTTAGGTGTGTTGTGTGTTGAATTTATTTATTATGTTGTGTAATATCAACAGCTTGCGGGTGTAACTTAGGATTCTAACGGGGGGGACGCAGAGGAATGCTTTTTTTATTGACACCCAAAAAATCCGCAGCAGTTTTTCAATTTTCGTCGCTCATAATTTATAGTGCTTCACTTTCGTCGCTCGTAATTTCGTAGAACATGTAGCTGCGATTTCCGGCGCCCGCAAAATATATTGACTATACGTTCAATCAGGATATACTTCTCCGCTTACCCTCCCCAACTCCCCGGTTCGCGCCGGGGTTTTTTTATTGACCCCCTGAATCAGCATGGTACAATGCCACAACAAATGGGGTTATCGTGCTCGTTCCAAATGGCCAATATCAGTTCAAGCGGCTCACCGCCTCCGGCCTTATTAAGACCGGCAGTGGTTTGAGTGGTGGGTTCATTGTGGCCACCGGCACCCCAACCATTACGCTCTACGACAACACGTCAGCCGCAGGCACAGTCATACTCAATGGCTTAGTCGCCGCCGCTGCTACACCCTACCCCATCCCCGCACTCTTCAACACTGGCCTCTACGCGGTTCTCTCCGGCGCGGGCGACGTAACATTCTTCTACAACTAGCAGCATGACCGACACTATTTACAACCGCAACAATTCGCTCAAGCTCCACGAACTACTGGCTGGCCTGACTGACGCTATCCGCGCACACACGCCGGAGAACGCTGCTGCCGCAGGAGACGAGACACGCCGGCAGATTAAGCTCACGGAGGAGCAGCAGGCTGCTTACAACGCCGCGCTCGACACTATGGCTGAGGCTGAGGAACACAAGCTCTCTATGGCTACTCGGGAGAAGAAGCTCGCCGCCGCTACCGCCGACCTGGCCACCGCGCGCGCTCAGCTCCAGAACCAAATCAACGGCACGGATAAGTTCGTAGCTGACGTCAATAAGCGCGACACGGAACTCAAAGCACAGGCCGCTCTGCAAACTGCCCTGCAAGCTAAACTCACTGAGCAGGCCAGGACTCTTGACGCCCGTGCCTCGGAGCTGAGCGACGAGCAGCGCAGACTGGCTACGTGGGAGTCTGTACTCATCCGCAAACAAAAACTTCTGGAAGGCGCTCTCAAAGAAGTAGGAGTCTGACATGCTCCACAACAACACCCCTCTCTGGTGGTTCGTATATAACCTCACCGGTGGCGAGCCTGATAATGGCTACGTCGCGGAAGACGGCGCCACGAGCTACGTAGCCGAGGACGGCACGACGTTCTACGTGCAGGAGTCCTAGATGGCTGTACTCAAACTTTCACAGATAGCATCTGGCGGAACTATCGCCGTAAGCACTGACACAGTCATCGGCGTACGCAGCGGCACGACTGACCTGCAACTTACCCTCGCAGCGTCGGCTATGACCGACACGACCAACGCGACCAACATAACCAGCGGGACGTTATCGACATCGCGGCTGCCTGCGCTCACAGGCGACGTGACGACATCCGCCGGCTCCGGCGCTACCACCGTGGCTAAAATAGCGGGCACGACCGTCAGCGGCACGACTGGCTCGGGTAACGTGGTGTTTTCCACAAGCCCCACATTTACGACCGGCGTAACCAACCCCTTGCTCATCGGCGGCACGGGGACGACCTCGACCCTTATACTTCGCTCGACTTCAGGCGCAGGCACGGCAGGCGCAGATCTTATTTTCCAAACGGGAAATAACGGCGCAACCGAAGCCATGCGCATCTTCAATAACGGCAACGTCGGCATCGGGACGAACAACCCGCTTGCGCTACTCGAGGTATTTAATGCCAACATCAGGGCGAACGGCCTTATTGCCAGTAACGGCTCCGGGCAGATTATCGCGGCCTACAACGGCACTAACTTTCAGTTCGGGCCGAGTGGCAACATAGGGACATTTTTGTCGTTTAATTTAAACGGTGAGCTGGCAAGAATATCCAGCGCCGGGCTTATGGGCGTTGGCACGAATGCGCCCGCAGCAAGGCTGCACCTGGGCGGCAACCTGTCCACTACCGCGTGGACAACGAACGGCGCGTTGTTCAATAGCGCGGCGGCTTCCTTCACGGACACCTCGTCTTCGGGCACAGTGGCAACCCAGGGCGTAAATGCGTTTGGCACCCCAACCCTCCTGGCAACAAACGCGACTACATACACAAGGTCAGCAACCGTTTATATCGCCGGCCCTCCAACCTCCAGCACAAACGTTACACAAACAATCCCGCTTGCTCTTTACGTTGCGTCCGGGCGGGTGAGTCTCGGGGCAGTAGCAGACGACGGCAACTGGGCGCTTGCAGTGCGTCAGACTGCAAACGGAAGCAACGGTATTCATATACAGAGATTTACAGATACTTCACCCGCCGGCTCACTTATAGATGCGGTTAACGCCGCAGATAATTCTCAGCTTTTCAATGTGGATTACGCCGGGAGTTTAACCACTGCGGGCAATGCGACGATAAACGGAAACTTTGTGCTGGGCGGCACGATGCTACCCACGTCCGGGTATTTTACTATCGGCACGAAAGCCGTATCGGGCAGAGCGCTGGCTTTTGCAAATCAAGCCGGTACACAGATAGCATCCGTCAACATAACCGGCGGTTTTCGTTTGGGCGATACAGGTGTAGCAACGCAAATGCTGGAGGTTGTCGGCACTGCTACTATGACGGCCTTGCAGATTAACTCCACAACGACCGTCGTAAATGGCTCTACATCCGGCACGGCGACCTACACGCAACCAGAACAGGGCAGCGGGTATAAAAAAGTGGTGGTGTATTGCGCAGCACTTCTGGGGACGGCCTCCTATACCTTCCCCACAGCATTCACAAACACGCCAACCGTTATGAGCACAAACGGCCTGGCGACAAGTTTGGTTACGTCAATATCAACGACAGCCATGACGATTACAGGTGCAACGTCAACAGGCTATATCATTGTGGAAGGATTCTAATTATGGCTTTACAAGTAGCATATACGACTGACCAGGGCTTCGTCTGCGACGCAGCGTACGTGGCCATCACGCAACTGAAGATGAGCAACCCGGATTTAGCCCCTGCGTCGTTCTACGTATCTGCGTCGGTGTTCAAAGATAAAGCCGCTTGCGACGCGGGACTCGACCCTGTCGGGATAATAGAGAGTAGTTTTGTGTTGGACATTTCCGACGGAGCGCCTAATATTTACGCGCAGGCGTATACTAACCTTAAATCTTTACCGAGCTTGAGCGGTGCGATAGACGTATAATCCCCAACATGGAGCAGCATATGATAAACCCCGACGTGAACAGCCAAGGCCAGATTGACGAGGACGGCGAGTCCGAAGAACGCGCGGAAGTTTCCAGCGACGTGAACGACGCTCCTGCCCCTGACGCAGACGAGACTCCCGAAGAGGATGACTCTCCCGAAGTCCACTCCGCTGCTATTGCCCATAATGGCATGCACACCGACGTCAACGTCCGCATCTTCTCCCCCACAGGCTGGCAGAACAAACGCATCGTGATACCGGGCCGCTTAACCGCGCGCAAGCTGGGTGACGCGATTGCTAAGGTCGCGAGCTGGTAATGGCACTGGTACGCAAGCCCGTGTCGTCGAGCAACATCTCGTCAATAGCGTATGACGACGAGACGCAAGACATGTTCGTGACGTTCAGCAACGGATCTGAGTATAAGTACAGCGCCGTGCCGCAGGATGAGTTTGACGAGTTCGTCTCCGCTCCCTCGGTCGGGTCTTACTTCCACGACAACATCAAGGGAGCCTACCGCTACGTGAGGGTGTAATGAGCGACGTAAAGCGACATGAAGACCTGCTTCGCCTGTTTCGTTCTGACAGATTCCTTGCACACAAGCACTTCTTCCCTCAGCGGCACAAAGATGAGTCGCCTGAGTTCCACGAGGAAATCATAAAATTATTTAACAGCCTGCACACACGTGTAGCGCTCATGGCGTTTCGTGGTGCGGCGAAGTCCACGCTGCTTGAAGAGTACGTGCTGCTGTCGCTCCTGTTTCAGGAGGAAGACTATGTCCTGTTTGTGGGGCCGAAATGGGAGAGCGCGTGCGAGCATCTCGAGCCTATCCGCAACGAGATTGAGATGAACGACATCATCCGTGGGTTCTTCGGCGACCAGAAAGCTAACCCCTGGTCTATGGATGAGCTGCAACTCGCTAATGGCCGGAAGGTTAAGGCTATCGGCGCCGGGCAGTCCATGCGCGGTACGAAGAGTAACAACGAGCGCCCGACACTCGCGGCCATTGATGACTTGGAGGACGAGTCGAACATTGCAACAGAGGAGTCGCGCAGGCGCACAGACCGCTGGATGACGGGTACACTTATACCTGCGCTGCACCCGACGAAGGGCAAAGTGCGGTTTATTGGGACGCCGATACACCCGAAGGCGCTGATAACCAAGAAGACGCAGGACTCCCGGTGGATTTCAAAGATATTTCCCATATCGCACATCAACGACGACGGGCGCGAGGTGTCGTCATGGGAAGCACGGTTCCCGCTTTCATGGATAGAGAACCAGCGCGCGGACTACCTCAGTAGTGGCAACCTCACCGAGTTCGAGCAGGAGTATATGTGCCGTGCCGAGGACGTGGCGGGCAAGCCGTTCCAGGCGAGTATGATAAAGGTAGCGCCCGCGCCGGAGCATTACTTGCCCGTGGAGATAATCGTAGACCCCGCGCGCACTATAAAATCCACCAGCGCGCGTACTGGCTATGTCGCTGCTTCGTGGAGTGGGAACAAGCTGCTGGTACACGACGCGCTGGGGGCGTTCCACCGACCTGACGAGATTGTGAACACCATCTTCGAGTGGAACCATAGATTCCGCCCCGTGCATATCGGCGTGGAAACAAACTCACTGGAAGAGTTTATCATGCAGCCGCTCAGAGCAAAGATGTTACAGAGCGGGGTGAGTCTGCCGCTTCTTGACTTGCGCGCGCCCAAAGATAAGATAGACTTCATAAAAGGGTTACAGCCGTTCTACATGTCCGGAAACGTCATACATGCAAAGCATCTACCAGACCTTGAGACTGAGCTTCTACAGTTTCCCACCGGACGCATGGACGTACCTAACGCACTGGCGTACTTCCTTAGGATACGCGCCGGGCGGGTTGTCTACGACGATTTCACTTCTGACCACATCGCCCCCGTTCTGGAGCTAGACCCCTACCAACCTCGCTGGCTGCTGGTGTCCGGGCGTCCGTCGCTCTGCGCTGCTATGCTGGTGCAGTTCTCCGACGGAGTATTTAGAATCTACCGCGACTGGGTGCAGAACAAACCACCGCTGGAAGCGCTACCCGGCATACTACGTGAGGCAATCATGCTGGGCGCCGGGCAGGTGAAGCTCGCAGCTCCGCAGGAGCAGTTCGATAAATATACCAATAATGGTATATCCGCTGCGGCGAAGCGCGAGAACATAGCCGTGGCGCGCACGGGGTGGGCGACGAAGTGCGAGGGGAAGATAAAGCCGTGGCTAACAAAGCGAGAGCGCGGCGACGCTGCGTTCCTTGTGGACGCGGGCGCGCACTGGACAATCAATGGCTTCATGCGCGGCTACGCGCGCAAACTGGAGAAGGACGGCACACTGGCTGACTTACCCACCGACAATCAGTACCGCGTGTTGATGGAGGCGCTGGAGAGTTTTGTCGGGTGGTTTGACCAGTCAACAAAATCAGATGACGCAGGAATGCCAATACGGTATGCTGTAGCATCCGACGGTAGGCGCTACATCAGCAGCCTGCCCGATGCGAGGCCGCTATGAAAATCAAAGACCTGCCAAACGAAGTCGAAGACGACGAGGAAGATGATACTCCCGACGATAAGGTCGAGGATAGGAAACGCGACTATACGCAGTATAAGTATATCCAGAAGCAGCTCGCGAAGCTGTACCCCATTATTGAGAAGGCGTACGAGGATAAGTCCAGCCAGACAAACCTCGTGGATGAGTGCTGGGATATTTATAACTGCGAGCTGAACGCCAACCAGGCCTACAACGGCAAGGCGCAGATATATGTGCCCGCAGTGCGCGACGCTATTAACGCTCGTGAGACTCGATTTATTAACGTCCTCTTCCCCAACAACGGACGGTATGTCGACGTGGTAGGTAACGACGGTCGCGTTCCGTACGACCTCATAGCGCTGCTTGATTACTATATCGGACAGGCGAACCTACGCCGCAATATAGTTCCTGCGATGATACGCGCGGGGGACATCAGCGGCAACTATGCGCTGTATGTAGAATGGGGTGTGAAGTCTCGCTTCATTGTGAATAAAGAGAAGAAACCCGAAATGGTTTCAGAAACCGGTGCGCCGGTAGATGGCACCGAGGAATACGACGACGTGTCTTACGAAGAGGTTAAAGATGAGAAGCCGGTATTTAGTGTATTGGACGTTCGTAATCTTGTGGTGCTCCCTGCTACTGTGGACGACATTGAGGATGCTGAAATTGTTTGTGTTGCTCTTAGATACTCCGCTGACAAAATAAAAGAGTGCATCAAAGACGGCGTGTTCGAGAAGGCCGCCGCAGAGGAGCTGCTCGACAACATGTCTTCCAACACCGGGTCGTCACGTCAGACAAACACGGGGAAGAAAGCTGCCAACGCAGCGGGCGTGCAGCTCGACAGCAAGGGCAACAAGACGTCATTGATATACCAGGTATGGTCGAAGATGAAGATACGCGGCGAGCATCGCTGGATGGTGTCGCACTTCGGTGGGCAGGATGTCTATCTCGGCTGCAAACGCAACCCGTACTGGAACGACCGCATACCCGTCATCCTCCAGGCAGTGGAGAAAGAGGGCGACGTGATATGGGGTAAATCGCAGGTAGAGCCGGTGAAGGCGTTGCAGTACGCAGCGAACGACGCGGCAAACATGGGAGCGGATTCTGCGCAGTATGCGCTGCTACCTATAGTGATGGCCGACCCGGAGAAGTCCCCACAGATAGGCTCAATGGTCCTGAGCATGGCGGCAATATGGATGACCGACCCGAACAGTACAAAGTTTGCGGAGTTCCCTGCATTGTGGAAAGACGCGCTGACTTTGGTTGGCACATATAAGGAACAGATATTCCAGTCGCTCGGCATCAACCCGGCGATGATACCCCACGGCAACGCCAACAAGCGCCCGTCACAGGCGGAGATAGCACAGCAGCAACAGGTTGCGTTGGAAAGTACGAACGACGAGATAGCTATCCTTGAGTCCGTGCTCGCGCGCGTGATTGAGTGGTGCTACGACCTGGACTACCAGTACCGGACAAAGCAGATAACGGTGAAGAAGTTTGGTCAACTCGGGCTGCAAGCGACGATGGACCAGGTGGAGCCGTTCCAGACACGCCAGCGCTACACGATGCGGTGGTACGGGTCGGAGAGTTTCAAAGCGACACAGCAAGTGCAGGCGATGATTTCGTGGGGCAACGTGCTTCAGAGCATGCCACCACAAGCATTGAACGGACGCAAAGTAGACCTTGGCCCGTTGCTGGAATACATCACCGAGGTGACGTGCGGACCGCGCATCGCGCCGCATGTTCTTATCGACCAGCGCCACCAGTTAAGCGTCGAGCCGGATATGGAGAATCAATTGATGGAGAACATGTTCCCCGTGCAGACGCATCCGCTTGACGACGACAACGCACACTTGCAGTCGCATCTCCAGAGCATGCAGCTAATGCCCAGTGAGTATAAGAAGGGCCACATTCTCGAACATATAAAACAACTCAAAGAGAAAGCAGCCGCGCAGCAACAGCAGATGCTCCCTGCTCCTGGAGGCGGCGGGCCGCGCCCCGGAGCGCAAGCGCAAGCTCCCACAGGCGTGCAGAATCCTCCCGGCGCAGTACGCCCAGACAGCATGCCGCTCGCTATGCCGCGCAAGGCCGTGTGATTTTTTGTTGCGTGTCCTACCATATGTAGGTATTATTGTTACGTTTCGCGTGGTTCCCGTAAGGAACTATTCGACTTACCCCCGGTAGGGGTTCCGCGTGATGCCCGTTAGGCATTAATGGTTAAGGAGTAATTATCATGGCCGACCAGAATACATCCGAAGAAATTGAAGACGACGTAGAAGACGCAGCCGAAGGTACGCCTGAAGAACAGGATGATACCGAGGAAGCAGCCGAGCCGGAAGAAGGCGCGGAGGAAGAGACAGAAGAAGGCGAAGAGACCGAAGGCAAAGCTGCCGCAGCAGACGAAGTTCCCGCAAAACGTGGCGAGAACCGGATTGCGAAGCTAGCCAGGGAACGGAACGAACTACGCGAGAAGCTCGCACGCGCCGAGGCTATAGCCGAGGAACGTGGGAGAACCACGACGCAACCCGCGAATACCGAGGCGGCACGTCGGGAGAGAGAAGAGAAGCTTGCATTGATGGACCCCCAAGAGCGCCGGGAGTTTCAGATGCAGGAGCAGATAGATACGATGCATAAGCAGGTGTTGCTGACGCAGCTCCAGACGCAGGACTCGATTGATAAATCGAACTTCCTTCTGGTAGCGCGGAGCAACCCAGTGTTTGCAAAGCATGCTCCTGAGGTAGAGCGCAGGCTCGCTCAGGAACGCCAGCAGGGGCGTAACTGGAACCGCGAACAGGTGCTCGCGTTTATTGTAGGGGAGGCCGCTTTGAAAGCTAAACCGAACACTAAAGAGAAAGAGAAAGCCCGCGAGCGGGTGGAATCTGTTAAAGGCACGCCTACGCGGGGACGGAGTAACACTACGTCGTACCGCCCAGGTCGCGCAGGAGAGAGCTTAGAAGAACTTGAACGCCGCTTAGAGAGTGTAAATTTTTAACCTGCTTGAACCCATTGGGGGTGAGAGCGCAATTTTAGGAGCTTCCAATGGGTATAACCAACCAATCTAGTACCTTTTCTGCTGATATCGAAAACTATATCCAGCAGAAAACTCTTCGTCTCGTAGACCGCCAGCTCGTACTGTACCAGTTCGGGCAGCAGCTCCGCTTGCCAAAACAGCGCGGTACTACGTATACGGCCTCACGTTACGACCGTGTAAACCTTCCGGGAGCGCCGCTCTCCGAAGGCGTGCCACCCACCGGCGAGACAATGCCGTTGGCACAGGTGTCTGCCACTGCTCAACAGTGGGGCGACACTATCACAGTGACGGATGTAGCCGACATCACCATTAAACATCCTCTGTTCCAGACTGCTATCAAGCTCATCGCTATGCAGATGGCTGAAACACTGGAGCGCAACACCGCGAACAACCTGCTCTCCGGTACGCAGATTAACTACGTGAACTCACGCGGTAGCCGCGCATCTCTGGTAGCAGGCGACGTACTTAACTCCCACGAAATCAACCGCGCTGTTGGTGCCCTTCGCACTATCGGTGCTCCTGAGTTCATGGGCCAGCGCAACGAAGACGAGAAAGTCTCCGCAGGCAAGCCCGCTAAAGGTAGTGCCGACCCCCGTGGGTTCCAGCATTACGTCGGCGTGTTCCACCCCCTGGTCGAGCAAGACCTTGGCGAGAACGCCTCCATCGTGCAAGCCTGGTCGTATAGCGACATCAACCGCCTCTACAACAACGAGGTAGGTCAGTGGCGCGGCGTACGTTGGACTCGCTCCAACATGGTGCCCTACTGGACTGGCGTCACTACGACCACTGGTACTGGTGCCACCACAGGCGGCGCGCTTGCTAACAACACCTACTACATTATCTGGGTGGGTGCTGCGACGCAGACCGGTTACGAACAGCTCATCTACCAGGTATCCGCTGGTGTCGTTGTTGGTGGTTCAGGTGCCGGGTCTATTACGACCACGACTCCGAACACCGCTGGTTATGTGTGGAACGTATACATCGGCACGACCACAACGCCGACGAACCTCGCGGTTTCCGCATCTGGTCCGACATCCGGCCCGCTCGCTGGCCAGGCTTTCGGCATTGCGTCCAACACAGCCATCACCCTCACAGGTGTCGGCGTGTCACGCACCCCGCCCGCCGCTCCCGCAAACGGCGTCACGGTGTTCCCCAACTTTATCTTCGGTGAAGATGCTTACGGCCAGGTGATGTTGGATGACCCCAAGATGTCATACCTGCAAACCGCGGATAAGTCCGACCCGCTTAACCAGTTGAGGATTGTGGGATGGAAGGTATTTTATGGCACTATAATCTTAAACCAGAACTTCTTTATGCGGATTGAATCAACCTCTGCATTCACTGCAACCTTCGGTTAATAGGTACGAGGGGCGGGTAACTCCGCCCCTCACTTGAAAGGATAGTTTATGGCACTTCTAACAGGCGGCACTGCCGCTACGACTACACTGAAGGCTCTGCTCGTCTCCGGCGACATGGGCGCAGCAGGTACGAAGCTGCGCGACGTAGGTACGTGGAACGCACTCATCAAAGCGCAAGATGCAGCAGCCACCCAGAATCAAACTACCATGTTCGATTTATCCGGGCGGCTGTTTCTCCCCAGCAAGCGCGGGGTGATTCAATGTTTCCCCGGCGACTACATCATGGTTGACCCAACATCGGGTTGGCCTATTGTGATATCGGCGCAGGCAATTACCGGCGGCGGATTCGTTCATTCTTAATGGAGGACACACATGGCTAAAGACGACGACAAGATTATTAACGCGGTGCTCAGCTCGGAAGAACAAGGTATCGAGCTTTCTGCAAAAGAGAAGGCGCAGATTGAGGCCGAAGTAAGGGCCGAGGTCGAGAAGGAACTTAAAGCCGAGAAGCGCAAAGAGTTTCGGAATGCCGCAAAGCAGAAACTAAAGCGTCAGGTTTTATTTCAGCACGGTAAAGACGAGCTGGGCGAGGACACTGAAATGGTTCTCATCACTTGCGCGCCCAACGCTTCGTACATCCGTCTTGACAGCAATATCTATTTTGCAGGACGGGCGTACCGGGTATCACGGGGTAAAGCTGCTGTGCTCAAGGAGCAGATGTTCCGTGGCGAGCAGCATGAGAACGAGATTCGCGGAAAGAACGCTACTGAGTTCTACAGGCAGCGTCCTGTCGGTCTGGTATTAAAACCCGGCATGGAGAATGTAGCACACTAATTAACCATTTCTAAATCGGAGGACACACGATGACGGAAGAGAAGAAACCCGGCTACGCGTTTAACTATATCGCGGACGTCGGCAACGGGCAGCAGTTTCAAGTGACGGGCGCTCTGCCTGTCGGCGCTACTCAGCAAGAAATCGAGACGGAGTTTAATAAATTCCGCAACGTAATTGAGAAGCACCGCACCAAGTCTGTGATACCAAACTTACAAAAAGGTATTGCCGACGGTGAGTTGATGCTGGAGAATTTCCGTGATACACTGGCGGAGATTGACGCACGCAACGACGGCAAGAAGATGATGCCGACGGGCGAGCAGCAGGCCCGCGCAAGCACGCTAACTAACATGCGCCACCACGAGAAAGAGTTAGCGCACAAGCGCAAAGTTCTTGAGGAGGCTCTAAAAGAACTGGAGTAGTTTATGTCGTACTCGGCCAAACAACTTGTGGCGCTCGCTGTCCAGATTTCAAAAGTCGGGTCGGGGATGCAGACACAGGCCGGTCAGTTTCTAAACATGATACTGGCCGAGTACGCCCAGACTATGGATTTAGACGCCATACGCAAGTCGGCGGAGTTTAACGTCAACGCCTCTATCACAAATATAGGGTACAACAACGCCGGGTATTTGCTTCCGGTGGACTATCTGCGCGAAGTGCAGATGTACTACAACGTTAATGGCACAATATTTGACCTCGACCCTATAGCGCTGGAGAAGTACACCACGCTGTTCGAGGGCACAGGGATTGCGGATTATCCTGAGTCTTTCGCTACCGACATCTCCCAGCAGGCTGTGTCGCTATGGGGCGCACCTGTGGTATATTTCTGGCCTCCGCCTGCTATCCCACTCACAATGAAGCTTCTTTATCGCCCGCAGACTTCAGACATCGCGTCACCAGAGGTAAGTAACGTAGTGCCTTGGTTCCCCAACCAGCGGATATTACTGCGCGACCTCTGCGTGGATTTGATGCTGCTCAGCGACGACAGGCGCAAGGACGACTTAGAGAAAGAAGTCGAGCGGCGTATGCGGAAGTATCTCATTATGAAAGACGACCGCGAAGGGTTTGCGCAGACTGTGAAGCTCGACCCGCAGCTATTCAGGCCGCAAAACAACTTACCGCCAACTAAGATAACGAGTATATTCTAATGCCAGCGTTCCGCGAACAAGCCATACGGTATGTCCCCCGCTCGGTGTCGGACACTGTAGATGGGGACAACTCGCCCTCCGGTGCGATGGCCAGCATGCAGAATTTAATCTGGTCGCCTGACTCTCCCGGCGTACTGGTGTGCCGCCCCGCGAACCTCCGGCTTACCACGTTCTCCGGGCTGTCATCCCCCGGCGTAGTGTCAGCGGCGTACCAACTAGACGGCGTGATATACGGGATGATAGCCTCGGACTCGCCCACAGGTAAAGACCGCCCTTTCGCCTATACTGTGGCGTCTAATTCTTTCAAGACCGTGAATGGGATTACTTCGGCGAACTGCCCCACGACTCCCGCGACGACAGGCGCATGGAACCCTCCGATGATGGATATGGTGGGTACACGTATTATCGTGACACACCCGGGGTTTAATTACGCAGGCGGCTACGCGTTTGGGTATTTTGACTTGTCAGGGTTCTCGGCGACTATAACTGCCGACAATACGAGCGGGTCGCCAACGATAAACGGAAACTTCTCCATCGCGGGTATAGGGCCGGGCTACACCATAACAGGCACAGGTATTCCTGCGAGTACAACAATAAAAAATACTGGCAACGTGTCCATCACAACTACGGGCACGACGCATTCTAATACCACGATAGACGCTATCCCCAGTACGACAGGTATGTTCGTTGGCCAAGCTATAACAGGGGTTGGTATCCCCACGGGCACAACGATTGCCGGTATATCGTCCGGCGTGGCGATAACTATATCGCAGGCGGCCACGGCCTCTGCCACAGTTTCTATCTTTGTTACGGGCACGACGCTCACGCTGTCGGCCAATGCTTCGTCCTCGAACAACGCGATTACTTTCACTATCGCAGGCGGTACGGTTGCAACACCGCTGTGGTGTGCGGGCAACACAACAGGAGCACTACAGCTTGCGGGGATTCCCCAGTGCGTGCATCAATTTAACAACCGGGCATACTTCGCGCAGGCAAACTTCCTCGTGTTCACCGACACGCTGTCTCTGAATATTTCTAACGCAGGCACGGTGCAGGTACTCACAGTGTCCGACACCAGCAACATTGTGGCGCTCATGGGGCTACCGTTCTACACTACGTCGGGCGGCACATTGCAGGCCATTCTCGCATTCAAATCCAACTCCATCTGGCAGGTGACGGGCGACGCAGCTACAAATAATCTTTTGCTAAATCAACTATCCGAGTCGGTGGGTACACAGGCTGCACGCTCAGTAGCTCCGACACCACAGGGCGTGTTCTTCATGGCGGTGGACGGGATAAGGAAGATAACTATAACGGGGGACGTGTCTGAGCCTGACGCGGACCTCGCAGTACCGTTCATCTACGCAGTCACGCCGTCGCGCGTGTCAGGCGGGTTCAACGGCGACATATATCGGATATGCGTACAGAACGGCAACGTGCTCGGCACGCCGTTTCAAGAATACTACTATCACTGCAAGTTTGGCTCGTGGACGGGGCCGCACACTTTCAGACAAGATTTAGCAGCACGCTTCAGTAATGACTTCATCGTGTTCAACACCGCCGTGCCCGCAAGCATGTGGCAGTCCTTCGCTGTGCAGAATCACAATGCTGAGGGCAATACTTTTGTCGAGAACGGTACGCAACTTACATGGGTATACCAGACTTGCCCTATGTCACAGCAAGGTAATATGTACGCAAACGGCCTGGTGCGCTCTACGCTCGAGATGGCGCTGGACGCTACAGGTAACGTGTTCGCGTTTCAGGGATTCGACGAGAATAACGGCGTGCTTGCACAGGCCACAATCAAGGCTCCGCTTAGCCAGGCGGTATGGAACGCGTTCAACTGGGGTGACGGAACTCTCTGGGGCGCGCAACAGTTTGGGCTTGAGCCTCTAACTATACCGTGGACACAGCCGCTTAATTTTAATAAACTGGTAATCCAGGCGCAGGGCAATAGCTCGCTAGGCTTACGGCTCGGTGCAGTATTTATCGGCTACGAACCTTTAGGATTCCTACGGCAATGAGTATATCGTCCGCGTATCCTGACATCCTCCTGAACGGCGCTCCTGCGGACGCGACGCAGGTAATGGCTGACTTCTACCAGATACAGAACGACGTTAACGCCAACGCTGCGGCAAACGGCGCAAACTCTGACATCACTTCACTCACAGGGCTATCGACTCCGTTGGGTATTGCGTACGGCGGCACAAGTGGCGCAACTGCTGCTGCTGCGCGTGCCGCACTCGCGGTGCTCGGCGTTGCGGCTAATCTCTCGGACGTGGCGAACGCACCCACGGCGTTAGCTAACCTCGGAGCAGCGGCACTCGCGGGTGCTACGTTCACAGGCGGCGTGACGGGCACTACATTAAATTTGTCAGGGCTATTGACTAGTGGCGCGGGTATGAATCTAACGGGCACGCTTGCTGTTACAGGAGGCGGGTCGTTCACAGTTTCGCCTACTGCCCCCACGCCTTCGACGAACGACAGCACAACAAAAGTAGCGACAACGGCGTTTGTAAACCCGGCAAGCAGCCTCTCGGGCAACGGCTACCAAAAACTAGCGAGCGGGTTAATAATTCAGTGGGGCACCGCTGTGATATCAACAGCATATCCCGGCAGCACTATTACATTTCCTCTTGCCTTCCCTTCAACTTGTTACTCTGTGGTGATTGTGGCTACCTCCAACGGAGGTAGCCCGGGCAATGTGTACGCGGCTATAAACCAATCGACTATTTCCACATCTGGTTTTAAGGCAACGAGCAATATTGCCACGCCAGGTATATGTTACGTAGCGATAGGTAATTAATTATGAAATTTTACTCACCCTCATCACGCGGTTTCTATGATTCAGAGATTCACACGGCTTCTCCGGCGGACGCCATAGCTATTACCGACGACGTCTACCGCGCGCTTTTTGAAGCGCAGGCTTCTGGTAAAGTCATTGTGCCCGACGAGAATGGAAATCCTATCGCTGTGGATGTACCAATCCCCGGCCCCAGCGTTGCTACACAGCTTCTCCAGATAGACGCCAAGAAGATACGCGCTTTAACCGACGCGCTGCTTACCGGCGACAACACACGACTTACCCAGCTTGAACAACAGGCTGCTCTCCTCCGCCCGCATGTGGGTGCGGACAATGGCTGAGCTTGACACAACCCACACCGTGATAGAGTCGCTATTAGGCATAGGAGGTTTTGTGCTTGCGTTGTTTACTAAGAGAACTCTGGGGCAGTTAGATTCTGTGCAGAGCGAACTCACCACCCATCGCGTCGAAGACGCGGGAAAATACGCCACAAACGCCGATGTACGTGAGTCGCTAAACCGGATACATAACCGACTCGACGACTTATCTCAGGATATTAATACGTTAGTAAGAAAGGACACACGATGATTATTCTTACATTGCTCATGCTTTTTGTTATCGGGGGTTTCGCCGGTCGCGTACGTGGGCAAGCCGAGCCTTGGGGCGACACCGTGTCGCGCTACCTAGTGTGGGGAGGCCCTGTCGGCATGCTGGTTCTCGCTGCATACCATAACCCGCTTTACTGCCTGGCTGCAATGTTGCTCGCAGGCGCAGGCGCGAGCCTCGGCTATCATGCGGAGTGTGACCTCTCTGTGCCCGCCAACCGCAATATAAAGAACTACACCGTGCTCACCCTCGTCGGCATGTTCCGCTTCGCGCCTATGTTCGCAGGTGCGTGCTTCCTCGGCCTCCAGGGGCATGTACTGCCGGCTGTGCTTGCGGGGGTATCCTTTGTTCCGGCGTATCTTGCGGGGCTGCAAGTGATTAAGTTTGCTAAGTGGTCGCCGCTCTTTGACCAGTTTACTTGCTGGGGAGAGTTTATATTCTGGGGTACAATATTCACAGTATTCGGAGCGGGGCTATTTATATGACACGGGAACTAGACTTAAACAACCCTATGGGTTTGAAGCAATCCAATGATAAGTTTCAGGGTGAGACGCATCCTAGTTCTGACTCTGTATTCAAAGAGTTCGTGACTATGGTTGAGGGCGTACGTGCCGGAGCGAAGGTACTGCTGACCTATTTTGGCACACATAACTTAACGACGGTGCGCGGCATTATCACACGCTGGGCACCAGGTATTGAGAACGACACCGCGTCTTATATATCGGATGTGTGCGGGCGCATGCACGTTACTCCTGATGAAGACCTAGACCTGACTATACCCGATGTATTGGAAGACCTCGTCGCCGCCATTGTGCACCACGAGAACGGCGTGTCGCTGGATGAGGTATTGCTTTCGCAGGGAGTGTTGCTGGCCTTATGAAGAACTGGAGCGCAGCAGACTGGATGTTTATAGCCGCCGTAGTGGCGCTGATATACTTCACATGGCGCTCCTCCGTCCCGTTCTCCGCGCAGGATTTCGGCGTCGGCGTCGGTACAATATTCGGGGGTAAGGGCGCGCACCTCTGGGGTAAGGCACAAGGGAGTGACGTGAAATGACGGGTTACACGCAGATAGGACTTATCTTCGGATTATTCTTCCTGGGAATCATAGGAGGGTGGCACGGCCACACTATCTATGACGGGTATAAGAACGCCGAGATTGCCGCTGCGGAGGTGAAGCGCGCGCAGGAAGGCCAGAGTAATATTATTAAGTTCAACCAAACTTTTACCAAGGCTGTGACACATGATAAGGACAAATGTATTAATACTGTTATGCCTGCTGACATTAGGCGGCTGCTCAAATAAATGCCCGGCGCAGTGCCCCGTGCGTTCCGTATTTTCAGGTACTACGTACGGCGACGCTCTTGGATATTGCGGCGCGCTGGAACGTCAGTACGACGCGTGCAGCGTGAAATGAGTATCACGTTCCAGCAGGAGTTGTTCTTCCACTGTATGGCAGAACTACCCCCACTGTTCGCGGCGGAGTGGGCAGAAGTAATAAAGGACCACCCGACGCAACAGGAGTTAAACCCGTCGTGGGATAAATATATCCAGATGGAAGTGACCGGGCTACTGGGGCTAACAACGGTTCGGAAGGATAAAGTACTGAAGGGGTATATACTTAATGTTATCCATCCCCATATGCACTTTAGTTCTACTCTGTACGGTTTCGTGGATGCTTTTTATATAGACCCAGAGCTGCGCGAGGGCGACACACCGGAGGAGTTCTTGCTGGAGAACGAGATATATTTATTGAAGCAGGGAGTGAAGCGGGTTAATATTGCGTTATCCGCGTCTTCGTGGCAGTATAGACTGATGAAGAAACTAGGGTACGGGCGTACAGAGTTCATACTCTCTAAATGGTTGTGAGGTTTTATGCCGAGTGCGGTAAGTAGTCTAGCTCCCGTCATAGGCGCGGTAGGCGGCTCTATATTCGGCGGCTCCACTCCCTCAGCCCCTAACGTACAGACCTGGCAGCCGGGCGGAACCGCCGCAGCGGATACTTCATTCCAAAGCATTGTTAATGCGTACAACGCAAACAACCCTTACGCAGCGTATACTCCGCAGGCAACGGCGACGTTCAACTCACAGTATAATAACCCCTACGCCCCGGCGTATCAGACGGCAGCAAACACAGCGGGTACGGCTTTCGGTAATGTGGGAACGCAAGACACGGCGGCTTCTACGGCATTAGCAGGCGCGGGGAACACCGCACTTACCGCCGCGAACCAGACACTCAATATGGGTATGGACCCACAGAGTACGCTGTACAAGCAATTACTCCAGCAAGTTACCGACCGTGCAAATGCGACGAACGCGCAGACAGGTGTAGGCAACAGCCCTTACGGCGCGTCGGTTACGAATCAAGCAACTACGGGCTTCGATACGAGCTGGCAGAACTCACAGCTCGACCGCGCTATTAAGGCTCTGAGCGGCTACACCACAGGCACACAGAGCGCGGGCAGCGACTTCACCCAGGCGAATACTTTAGGAGAGGCGGGTGCTCAGGCGTTCAACAATGCAGGTGCCGTGCCGTTCAGCGCGGCTAATACAGTTACAGGAAACCAAAGCACCGCGCTCACTAATCTTATGCAGATGCTAGGCAACCAAGGTAGCGGCACGTACCAGACGCAGGGCTTGAACGATTTAATGTCCTACTTACAACTTGCCGCTGGCCAGTCGAACAACCAAGCTAGCCTGTCTCTGGGTAACTATCAGAACGCTTTGGCGCAGTCCGGGGCAAACCAGTCAGGCATGGGTAGTCTTTTTAGCACCGTAGCGGCAAACGCCCCCGCAATAATGTCAGCATTCGCGTAGAGTATTATGGCAAATTTTGGTTCAGCTTTCGGCAACGCCTTCCAAGGAGCGACACACGCCACAGACGTGCTGTCGCAACTGGCGCAGCAGAAGCAGCAGCAAGACGCTATGTCGAAGCTGGCGATGATAATCCAACAATATTCAGGAGGTCAGCAACCCCAGACTTCACCGTCGGGGATACTGACACCACAGGGACCCGCTCCGACCCCTCAGCCCGGCGGCGCGCCGTCACCTACTACTGATTTACAACGACTCGTCGGCGCTATCATGGCACAGAAAGACATGAGCGGCGGAGCGCAGGGTTACGCGCTACAGGACGCTATGAAGATGCTTCAGCCACAATCCGCACTGTCAACAAGGCAGGCCATTGCAGGGGAGCAGATACAAGGTCGAAAAGACGTTGCAGGGATGAACAACGAAGCCCGTGTGGGGTTAGCGAAGTATAAAAGCCAACTGAACGACAAGACAAACACCGAGCTTACCCGCGAGATTGCGAGCCTGGGCAACGCCCTTCGCTCGGCGGCACCTGGTACGCCGGAGTATATTGACTTCAAAGACCGACTGGATGCTGCGGACAATATATTGCAGCAGCGCAGGGCCGACGCTGGGTTGAAGAAAAAAGACGCTGGCGCCGCAACTACGAAGCCTATAGCCGACGCAGGCGGCGGAGCTGCTGCGCCCGCCGCAGATATGGTTCCTGTCACCGCACCGGACGGGACCCTTGGCTTTGTTCCTGCTGACCAACTTGAGGCCGCCATATCCGCCGGATATAAGAAACGGTAGCGTATGCCTATAAATTTTGTCCCGGACAAACAAGCTCAGGCGCGTAAAGACGTACTGGACGTGCTCGACCCTATTGACTTTACGCCGGATAAGAAAATAAATTTTGTACCCGCCGCAGCGGCCAAGCCCCTAGAATCAAAAGCCGGCTCGTTCCTCGGCGACTTAGGCGCGTCTCTAAATAATAGAGTCACGAAGCCATTCAAGGACACAGGTTCGTACATCAAAGAAAACTTCCAGCAGGGCGTGCAGACTATGACACACCCCGAAGAAGTTAAGGTTCCTAGCGTAAAAGGCGCGTGGTCTGCGGCCAAGCTCGGCACTCCTATGGAGAACGTACCCGACCAACCCGCGCCTTTACTTACGCAGGCAAAACGCCCCTTCGGTTTTATACAGGCCGCAACTGCACCGCTATTCGCGGGCACACATGGCTTTATATCCAAGCCTATCGAGGAAGCAACAGGGGGCAAGATAAAAGCCGACTGGGTAGACCTCGTGCGGATGTTCACCCCCGCAGGATTAGGCGCTGCGACAGGCGCGGTGCGGCGCGTGGCGGGCGCGGTGCTGCCGGAGAAGGCTGAGAACATAGTTTCCGCCGCTGTTAAGGCCGACGACAAAATAATCACCGGCAAGAATCACGCAGAGGCGTACGGCAAAGTAGGTAAAGAAAAAGACGGCTCGCTAATCGAGGGCTTCACTACTGATAAAGGGCGCTTCCTATCCCGCGAGGAAGCCGCAAAATTGGGCAAACAAACCGGCCAGGCCCCAGAGACTACTATCGAACCTGGCAAGCTACACAGCGAAGACGTGGCAAAAGCCGCAGGCAAACCGCCCGAGACGGGCGTGCCGCAAAAAGAACCCGGCGTGTTGCAGAAAGGCTCGCGGGCACTACAGAGTATATTCTCCCCCACGACTATGAGTAAAGACGCGGGGGTGGCCGAGGGCGTTGTGCGCGAGCAGAGGGGTATTGCTGAGCGCGCCACCATGCAGGCGCAGGAACAGGTGAACGGAATATCTAGAGAGATTAACGCTCTGCCCCCCGAACAGCAGCGTGACTTTGTTAACTATATAGAGACGCGCTCGAAGGGGACGAAACTCGCAAACCCTAAATTACAGAAGGCCGCCGACACGGTGCGCGACGTATACCAAGGTGTACGCGCGAAGCTGGAGACTTCCCCTGCTACAGAGAAGATGGGGTTTGTGCAGGACTACTTCGTCCACCAGTGGAAAGACGCGAAGCGTGCGCAGGCGTTCGTCAACGATTGGGTGGGTAAATACGGGAGCGGCAAGAGCACGCAGAAGCGCTCGCTGCCCACTATAGAGGAAGGGATAAAAGCAGGGCTTGTGCCGCTGCACGATAACCCGCTCGATGCTACCATGCACTATGTCGGGGACATGCAGAACTATCTGGCGATGAAGGCTATACAGGCAGACCTCAAAGAGCAGGGGTTGCGGAAGTTTGCCCCAAAAGGCCGACAGGAGCCTGGGTGGGTAGAACTCAAAGGCCCCGGTAACACGGTGGTGTACGCAGCGGAGGACGAAGGAAAAGAAAAAGGTCTGCGCGCGGGGCTGAACGTCGCCTACGCGCCCGAGGATGTTGCACGTATATACAACCGCTACTATAGCCCCGGGTTCACTGGCCCAACAGGCGACCTGTACCGAGGTCTGCGCGCCGTCGTGAACGGACCAACACAACTTCTACTCGGCCTCAGCGGCTACCATTACCGGCTGCTCGCCAACGAGTTGTCCGCGTCCGCGTTCGGCGAGGGCGTGGGGCGTCTGGCAAAAGGGGACGTAGCGGGCGCGGCGAAGTCCGCCGTAAAAGCGATGCCCTATGCGGGGGTTCTCCCACAACTACAAAAAGGGCAAGCGCTCGAGCAAGTATATCTCGGCGGCAAGGATTTATACGGGGTAGATAAGCAGGTGGTTGACTATATTACTCGTGCAGGCGGAAGGATGACCGGCATAGATAAGACGTTGAAGGCGTCGGAGTCCAATAACTTCTGGGAGGCGTGGAAGAAGGGGACACTGAAAGCTGAGTTCACGTCAGGACTGAAAGACATAAAGGACTCAGGCTCAATACCAGCGGGAGCCGCGAAGACATTTGGTTTCTTCGCGACTAATGTTGGTAGGCTCATGGACACTGTTGCGTATCCGTTGTTTGCTAAGGCCGTGCCCCAAATGAAGAACGCTGTTAATTACGACGGCGTGGTGGACTTCCTGCGCACCCACCCTAATGCTTCCGAGGAAGAGATACTTAAAGCTACCCGCGATATAGTGGACAGCACCGACAATCGCTTCGGGGAAATGATTCAGGACAATATATTTTGGGATAAGAAGTTAAAGCAAGCACTACAACTCATGGTGCTGTCGGTCGGGTGGGATGTAGGCACCGCGCGCGAAATGGTCGGCGGTACAAAAGACCTCAGCAACTTCGTAGCAGGTACGGGGGAACTTACCCCGCGCGCGAAATACGTCATCGGCGCGCCGATAGCACACATGCTTAATGCTTCGATGTATCAATATATGAAGACGGGGCAGGCACCGCAGGCACCGCAAGACTTAGTATACCCGCGCACGGGCGGGGAAGTTACCGAGAGCGCCGGTACTAAGTACGCACATAAAGTCCCTGAGAGATTGGCGCTACCCAGCCAGATGAAGGATGTAATAAACTATCAGGAAGACCCCTTGCAGGAGCTTCAGAATAAGCTCGCACCTGTGTGGAAGATTGCATGGCAGATGGCTAACAACGCTGATTGGCGGGGCGACCCCATATCTTATCAGTTCGAGAAGCAAGCCCCCCAGGGTGCGAAGGCGTACGCGGAGTTCGTCGCCAAGTCGCTCACGCCTATAAGTTTGAACACCATAGCTTCACGAAAGAAAGGTACTGCTATTTCCCCGACGGAGCATATACTGGGGAGCAACCCAACAGGCATGCGCGGCGCAGACCCCGTGGCGTTCAGGGCGATGAAAGACAACATGGAGAAAGCCCGGGAGAAGAAGGGCGTGCAGCACTTACAGCGGGAGAAGGCGAATGAAAGTTCTTCTAATTGACCAGAACGGCGAGATGACCGACTTCGCCTGGCGCGCTACACGCGACGGGCACAAGGTGCGGCGCTACGTCAAGGACGACATACACGGCGGCGACTCCGGAAAAGGCATGACGGAGATACTGCGCGAGTACCGCCCCTCTGTGAATTGGGCAGACATCATCATCCTCGCCGAGAACAGCCGCTATCTTATCGAGGCGGACTCATGGCGGGCACAGGGCATACCCGTTATCGGCGCGACGCAGGAGTCAGCTAAATGGGAGATTGACCGCGAGTTCGGCCAGAAAATATTTGAGAAGCACGGCATACCCACCATACCGTTCAAGACCTTCCACCGCTTCGATGACGCCGTGCGCTACGTGAAGAAGGAAAACAAGCGCTTCGTGTCCAAGCCCGCAGGCGACCACCCCGACAAGGCTATGAGCTACGTATCGAAGGATGCCGCCGACATGGTGTTTATGTTGGAGCGCTGGCAGAAGCTCGGCAAGCTCAAGCCTCCGTTCATGCTGCAAGAGTTCGTAGGCGGCACCGAGGCCGCCGTCGCAGGCTGGTTCGGCCCCGGTGGATTTAACCGTGGATGGGAAGAAAACTTTGAGTTCAAGAAGTTAATGAACGGCGAGCTGGGTGTGTCCACCGGCGAGCAGGGCACAGTGTTACGATATGTTACAAAGTCCAAGCTGGCTTCCAAGGTGTTGAAACCATTGGAGGATGCTATCGCTGCCACTGGACACACGGGCGACATAGATGTAAACTGCATCATAGACGAAGAGGGGACACCGTGGCCTTTGGAGTTCACCTGCCGCTTCGGTTACCCGGCGGTGAACATACAAGCAGCCCTGCATGAAGGAGATACAGTTGAATGGTTAATGGACCTGTGCGAGGGAAAGGACGCCCGAAACTTCCGGATGGACGAGGTAGCGACGGGGATAGTGCTGTCGATACCGGACTACCCGTATTCTCGTTTGACAGGCCGCCACGTGACGGACATACCAATTTACGGGATAACTCCATCACTAGAGCAGCACTTGCATCCATGCCAGATAAAGATGGGGACGGCTCCGCACGAGGTGGACGGGAAGATACAAAACAAGGAGTGCTGGGTGACAGCGGGGGACTACGTACTGGTAGTGACCGGGACGGGGGACTCGGTGACATCCTCCTCCAAAGCGGCATACCGGACTTTGAAAAAATTGAGTCTGCCAAACTCACCCATGTACAGAACGGACATCGGCGCCAGGCTCAAGAAACAATTACCGCTTCTGCAAGCGCAGGGGTACGCGACGGGGCTAATGTACTAGACTCCGTTTACTTCGACCGGCTGTACGCGCAGTCGTTCGTGGTACTGGACGAGACGATGAACATACCGCTGCCGTCGCCCGGCGACCCTAACTACGTGCGGATAGTATCAGCCAAGAAAGACGCCGCTATTGCTATACAGAATCTAGGGCTGAAGTCGGACGAGAACCGGCTGAAGAAGAAAGAGACGAGCATACTGGATAGGATAATAGCGCAGGTCGAGGAAGATAAAGGCATGTCGCTGGAGCAGCTTATTATCGCCTCCGCCGTGCGGCAATAAAACCAAACGCCGCAGCGGTGTTCACTGTAAATATGGCGTTGGTCACTAAATAGATAGTGGTAGTGCCGGAGAGTTTGACAACCCCCGTGCCGGTTTGCAAGGAGATTATAGCGCTTGCTGCGTAGGTAACATCCAGCTTGCTGAGCGGCTGAGCGGAGTTGCTGTACGTCGTAGGTAGAGTGGCGGCGGTCTGGCTAATACCAACAGACGTACTCGTGACCAGCGTGCCCGCGCCTAGCGTGAACGCTATCTGCCCCCACACATCCCAATCACCAGCGGTCAGAGAGATGGAGGTGACGGTTGCCGGGGTGTTAGTGGTTAGCGGGATTGGGGCGCCAATGGCCACGTTTGCCGAAATAACTTCCCCAACACTCCCCGCTGCTGCGCTGTCGTTGGTCGTAGTACCCACGACACCTGTGGTGCTGGAGAATGTGAGACTGGTAGCTGCGGCTGTCGTGAACGTAGCTGCGGCGGGCGTGACGCCGCCTATTACCGTGTTGTTAAGCGTGCCGCCGGTAATTGCCGGAGAGGTCAATATTTTATTTGTGAGAGTCTGCGCCGCCGTGAGCGTGGCTATTGTGTCACCGTTGATGCTACCCGACGTACCGGTCAGGGTAGTGAACGCCCCCGCTGCGGGTACTGTGCCGCCGATAGCCGTGCCGTTTATTGTACCGCCGGTAATCACCACCGCCGAGTTTGTGAACGGCCCGACGATGGTGTTTATCTGGTCGATGAGGTTGTTGAGCGCAGATAGCGTGCTGTCCGCATTAACTGGCGCTGTTATCAGGGGTATCGTTGACATCGGTAACAAGCTCCGGAATGGGTTGTGTAGCCTGCTGCGCTGTTACTTCATTCTTCAACTTTGTCCATAGGGGCAGCGCCATCTCCATTGGGAGTTTACCCAGCGCTACCCCTACGAGGTCAAGTTCTTCAGCAGTAAAAGTGATAGTGTAGTTCATGGCGTGTCCTCCATGTTTAGGGTTAAGCAATACGTGTGAACTCCATGTACGAACCGACAAGGACGCTCGACGTGCTGTTGGTAGAGTTTTCTGCGAACTGCAACGCAATCGTTCCACCCGTGGATACCGTCATCGTCCCTTCCACAATCACCGCAATGTTGGCGGTGTTGGAAGCAATATGGGTTGCCTGGTCGGTGGTTGTGGTGCCCGTCGCAACCGCAATGGCCGAAGCGGTCATGGCGATGGAGGTGTAGGTGATGGCGCTGACAACCGTGGTGGTGTATTTAAACGCCGTCTTGATACCACCCGTACCGCCGCAGGTCGTGGTCAGGAAGTAGCGGAAGCGGTAAGTACCGACAGCCACAGTCTGAGTAAGGCCGGTGATGTTAGCAAGCGTCGTTGTCGTAGCATCCGCCTGAGCACTGCAACGTGTCACGTTGGTCATGATGGGGTCGGTCAACGTTTTGTTGGTAAGGGTCTGGGCGACAGTGAGGCCAACAACCGTATCGGAGGTTGTCGGGAAAGTCATCACCGTGGCGTCAGTACCAGCAAGAGTTAAGCTGTTGTTGACAGTCAGGGTTTTGCTATCCACGCCGGCGAGCGTCAGCGTGCTGTTAGCAGTCAGCGTCTTGCCGTTGGCGACAGTCAGCGTGCCCGTGCTGGTCGTAAGCGTCAGGCCGTTGATGCTGGTGGCGGTTGCAACACCCAGCGTGGGGGTCGTGAAGGAAGGTGACGCAATCGGGGCGCACTGAACAGCAATCAGTTCGGCGAGCTGGTTGAGGTTGTCAACGAAGTACTCAGCCTGTTGAGGCTGGGTTACGAGGGCGAGTGGGAATATCGAAAGTCCATTGGGTGCGGCTGCCATAAGAAGCTCCTGTGTTGAGCGTTAAAATTCTGTGTCCGGTGGCAGTATTCTATCACGCTTTTTTATTTAGAGAAGTTATATTTCGCGGGAACTTCAGCGGCAACTTCTCCACAAGCGCCAACTGGCCGCTTACCGCGCTATGACTCATATCTATTTCCCAGCACTGTAACTGCGCCGAAGGGTATATAGTACCAGCGCCCAGACTTATAGTCCGCTGAGGGTTGGTAATCACGCCCTCATTAAATAGCGCCAGTGCCAGTGTGTTTAGGTGGCCGTGGGACTTTGCCAGCCACGAGCGCATAATCTTGACGGGTATATACAGCCGCATGTTTGACTGCTCCAGGCGCATGAGCACGCGCCCTGTGGGCCAGCGCAGCACGTTGCACGTGCGCCCCTGATACCACGGGTGCTCGACGACGACACACTCCTGCATGTGCTCAGAGATAAACTGGTTAAGCGTCTCGGTGGCGGTGTCGAACATCGGGTTGGCGATGCGGTCAGTGGCGCAGTCTACTCCCCAGTTCATTATGCGGTCGGTGCCGTACTCCAGAATACCAAAGGCATTTACCAGCTTAGAAGCGACATGTGTGCAGGCGAGGAGGTATACTATGTAGCGGTCTTTGGGCGTCGTCTCCAGCTTCGCCTTGTAGTACTCGACGTGGGCGTCGAGCTGTTTCACCGTCCACTCCAACAGACCCGGCGTGCTAAGAATGCGGTAGACGAACTCACGCCCCGCATGGCCACGGTTGGCCGACATCGCGTCGCATATCCTGTTGAACTCATTGAACAGCACCTTATCCGCCGGCTCCGGCATGGCTATTTCAAACAGCCGAGCCATAGCCCCTTGGTCGCCGCTAGCCCGGATTAACTCGGCGAGAGAGTCGTTGCCCGTGCAAATAAGTATAGTCTGGAAGCTCGTGTCTTTATACTCGACCGACCCGTCGCGGCGCGAGCGCTCCTTATCTTTGCCGGTCATGAACCGCTTGAGGAAGTCCAGCGCTACCTCGTGGTCGCGCATGGACAGCTCCTCTACAATAACAGGTATGTTCTTGTTTTTGCTAATGACATTGAACTTAGCGTTGGTTGTGGCCGCGCCACCCAGCCCCATAACTTTTATATCCCCCCACACACTCGCAACAGCTTGGCAGGTGTTGCTCTTACCCAACCCACTGGCTTTTGAGAACAGCGACAGCACCGCGCCGCCGTCTCCCTGCCCGCAAACGAACGGCATAAATATCGCGCCGAACGAAGCAGCGAGCGCGAAGCCTACTGCCTCAAACCCGGGGGCGTAGAGCTTGTTACCGGCGACACTCCACGCTTCGCGGGTTGTGTTGGGCAGTATCTTGAACCCCGGCATGCGGGCTTCTAAGTCCGGGTCGCCAAAGGCATACTCAACTTTGCCGCCCTCGCAAATCAGGGAGTTCCCAATAAGGAATGACTTCCTGTCGTCTTTCCAACCGAACTGGCTGTATGTCACTGAGTCCATTTTGTCCTTCTTCAGTTTCACGGCTGCTGCCTTAACATAGGATTTGAAGTACCGACCGTCGCCTACGTCTGTGCAGTTCAGCCCCATTATACCAAGCCACGAGGCACCTTCAAACTCATCTCTGCGCACCAAAAACCTATGCCACCCCGCGTGAGGGTGGTACGCCGTGAAGACGTACGATTCCTTCGGCTCGTTCTCTTTGCGGCATACGTCGGTCAGGTAGCACTCGTAGTACGCAATAAGTATGTTCTTCGGCTTCCCCTCGCCGTCTTCAATATTGGCGTACATAGCTCCGCCGGGAGCTGCCGAGTATCCTTCGGGCAAAAGCGGGCGCGCGAACTCCGCATTGCCTATTATAATGGGGGGAGGCGCTGGTTTGCTCTGCTCCTTATTCCATATACTCTTTACGGTCGCTACAACCTCAGCCTCGTCAAGCGGCGGCTGGTTCTTCTTGTTCATCTCCAGCACAGCGGCTAGCCCTTGCTCGAAGGTATGCCTGCCCCCGGTGAACAGCTTGCCTGCGTAACTGGCGCAGGCGTTGTTGCGCCCGCCTTTTGCCACGCCGTTCTCGACGGATGAAGACCCTTGACTGGCGAGTACAGAAGCCAGTATGCCGCCGGCCTTTGCCGATGCGTGCACAGTAGCAACAGGCGCTAGCTGCACAGCTTTGAGCTTTGCGGCAAAGTCCTCAATGCTTATCAGTTCAATCTCGTCGTCCTGCGCTTCTACTGGTCTCGGGGCGGACTTTCTATTGTACGTTCCAGGAGGTCTGAGAATTGAGGCAGGGTCGGCAGTGCGGGAGGGGTCGGCGTGAAGCCCGCATTGAGCAGCGACTTGTTTGAGCAGCTTAGCAACTGGCAGCCACTCAGCCGCAGTGACATCTCTAGTGAGGGGCCAGTAGACATGCACCCCGCTTCCGCTACGTACCAGTATTGGATATGGCAGACCCAGTTTCTCGGCGAAGGCATCGACGGCTTGAATTGCAATATCTGCGCTCGCATACGGCTTGCCCTCCCCGGCGTCAACGTCCCCCCAGAACGACCGCATGAATGCAGCGTTCGACGACTTCCTACTCCCTGCGCTTATGAACGTGGCGCAGGCATGGTATACATCCAACCCCTCATTACTCGCGGCTGACTCAATCGCGGAGGCTAGTGCCTCGTGGGAGTCAACGAAGTTTTGTGCGACCTTTTTGTCTCGGCTTATGGTCGTCAAGCATTTCAGGCCGTTTTGGGGACAGACTAGGTTTAGAAACTTTCTTAATAGCATCCTGCTTTACCCGCTGTATGAGCGCGCGGCGCTCCGATTGGCGAACGTCTAGCCCTATGGGTAGCTGGCCGGGGGTACACGAAAGCAGCAAGTCAACAAGCTCGGATAATTGCCGGTGCTTATTTGTCTTTGGAGTATGCCACTCGCGCGTCTTCCCCAGCCAGGTGCACATGGACGTGCGGCTCACTCCGAACCACAGCGCCATGTCGGACACGGAAAAGCCAGCGGTGTCCATCGCCTGTCTCATCCGGTCCGTTAGCTTCATACGCCCATAGCCTTCCCGATAAGGTCGTCAAGACCTGAATCTGTAGGCGGTGCCACAACCTTCACCGACGCAGCAGGTGCGGAGGTATTAGGTACGTCTTTGTTTCCTAAGAACGAAGGTACTACGTGCTCAGCAGGAGCGGTAACCTTGGCGGCCTTGGCACGGCTGCGCGGCTTGGCGGCTTCAGGAGCAGCGCTGTTAACCGCGAACATACCCTGCTCGAAGTTAGGAGCCGCAGGACCCGCAGGAGCAGTCTGGGTAATAGCAAGAGGCGCTGGTGCAGGAGCGGGCAGAGCGGGGGCGCTCTGGACGTCTTTGCCAAGCAGCTTGTCAACTTCCGGAGTACCGATGACCCGGGCGATAGCGCCGGCCTGCTGCTCGCTTACCCAAGCCACAGCAGTGAACTTAATTTTCGCGTAATCAGCGGCGTCGTCGAAACTCAGGCGGACAACGAAGTGCTCAGCCTCATGGCCGCGCGACGCGATGTCGCCAAAGAAGGCGTACATATTAGCGAGCGACGCAGCAGGTACGCGAAGCGCAAAAGCCGGACCTGTGGGGTTGTCTGCGATAACAACAGCCAGCCTCACTGAGTCAGCGCAGGTTTTAGTCTGTGAGCCGTTGGGGGTCACTTTGCTGCCCCAGACGTTATGCGGGCACGCGGCGCACGACACCGCCTGTTTGTTTCCGGCCTTGGCAGCAGGCGCAACACCGTCGTCACTCCAGCAGTCCGGCGCTTTTATGGCTGTGTCCGCAGGATTGTACGCAGAGGCGTAATATACCTTGGATTTGTTTGGGTTAGCGCCGACAACGATGACGTCCAGGTAATGTGTTGGCACTATCTCCTCGCCACCTTGCGGGTCTTGCAGCCGCCATTTGGACGCTTTGATAGAAATCTGGTGGAAGGCTAGGCCACTGGAGCTGTTGCTGATAGCGGCGGTTATACCAACGTTTGGTATATTTCTCAGGTAGACTGGTACTAGGCTCATAATCTCTCCCTATTTATAGATGTTTTGAAGAATCTCGTTAATGCGTGCGGCTATTACTGCTGCGTTTTCGTCGGGTAGCGTCGCCAGCTCCGCAGCAACCTGCTGTTTTGCCAACTGTGTTTGCCGGATAAGATACCCACGTATAGTCTCCGTAATGAACGACTCCATACTGGGCGACAGCCTATTTCTTACCCGCTCGCCGGGAGTCTCCGACGGACCCGTCTCGGCATGACGGATAATAAGCTGGGCTACATCTGCTAACATCATGCTCGCCTCACATTCACTATGGTTGTTGATTCAACGGAAACGCCGGGGGGCAGCTCGTCGTACTTCTCTAAGTGCTCGGTGACACCCTTTTTACCAGCGCGAAAGTCTACCATATCCCAGAGCGTGTTTTCCTGCAAACAGGAATCTATAGCCTGCAAATCCGCAGGTTGTATGTCGTAGCCGGAACTCGTCAAGTAATGGTATATGGCCTCGACAGCAGGAGTAAACACAAACTCCTTGAACGCCTTCCCATCTTGCAAAGACACCGACCGCTGCACGGCTTTATACGCCGTACCAGCTTTTGTCTTGAAGCTATCGACACCTGTGTCGTTGAGCTGCTTCATAGTCCACGACTCAATAGCGTCCATAGCCTCATTAATAGGTGCAAGCTCAGCCTGGTGGACCTTAACCCTCTCGGCTTTGCGATCACGCAGCTCGACGTATTTAGCTATTACTTCTTCAACGGTTGGCATTTCTTACCCCTCCTTAATTAAATCTAAAATTAAACCTTGCATTGTCTCTCTTGAGTCTAGTCGTCGGTAAATTTCTCGTTCGATTGGCGTTGCTGCGAGTCTGACAATAAGCATTTTATGTGTTTGTCCAGGTCTATCCATTCGCTTGTTAGCTTGTTGATAGATTTCTGGTTGGTCGGTCGGTCCGTACCAGATAGTGGTAGATGCGGCTGTGAGCGTAAGTCCGTGTGCCATTGTTCTAGGGTCAGCCACAATGATTCGAGGGTCTGTAGCGTTTTGGAAATCTCTAAATATTTCGTTTCTGCGCTTGGCTGTGACATCACCTACTATCCTTTCGACAGAGTATCTACTCTTGAGCGTCTGGTATAACAGGTTTATCACACTTGTCAAGGGAGCAAACACTAAAATCTTTTGCCCTGCTTCCTCAATGACTTCTTCCAGGACGGACAGACGCGGAGCACAATCTATTTTATTTGTCTCGTGGTCGGGGCCATATACTGCGCCGCACGCAATCTGGATTAATTTTAGGCGTAGTGTAGCCTCATTGAGCGCGGTGATTTGCCCGGCACCTATATTGACTTTTAGTGTGTCCTTGAGTTGCTTGTAGGCGGCTTTCTGCGCCGTGCTGAGTTCTACGTCACGGGTTTCTATCACTACGTCGGGCAGGTCAAGACACTCATCGCGGTGGTAGCGTATGGCCGGTTGCAAAATACCCGCTGCTACTTGCGACGCACCCTGCTTTGCGGCCCACTTGAACGGCGACACCTTGAACATAGTTCTCTCGCGGAAGCCCATATATGACTCCTCATAATCACGGCGTACGATGCGCGCCTGCGACCATGCGTTGCATGGCTCTACGGGTACTGGTGTGCCCGTCAACCACCACACGCGAGGCTTTCCAGCAATCGTCGCGCGTAGTACTTTATACCTGTTTGTGCCGGAGTCTTTATAGACGCTTCCTTCATCGACGACAACGGCGTCGATGTCGTGCCTGTCTCGGATAGTTTCAGCAAGGCTACCCAAAACCATTCCTCGTACGCCCTTCGTGCTTCCAACACCGAGGCCGTCGTGATTGATGATGTAGAAATCCACATCCTTCCCCAGAGCTGCGAGACGCTTAGTTCTGTCACCATACAGGACACTTGCCGTACGACGCGAAAGCAGATGCGTGAAGATTTCATTTTCCCATACCCTGTAAATGGTTGACAAAGGGGTGATAATTAAGGCTCGCTTAACCAGCCCCATAGTCATTAAATAGTCCAGCGCCCAAAGTACTGAGAGCGTCTTGCCCGTCCCCATATCGCTGAGATTGAAGCAGCGCGGGTGCAGCGTCATGAACGCGCTCATGTGTTTCTGGTGCTCGAACGGCTTAAACCTCGCGGGCCAGTCATAGTCGCGCAGTATGGGCGACAGCGACTCATAGCCCAAGCGTGCCATTGTGCTCATGTTGTCGATAGTGCAGGGCACAGCAACCTGTGTGGGAGACAGCAGACGTGCGTCTGCAATGCAGTTCCCAATCCGCATGGGCTGCGGCGTGTCGTACACGACGACATTAAATCTAGTGCTGAATAACATCCATCTGCCTCGCAAACACACCCTTAACTTCAGCAACACTGGTGACGACAGCGCACACCCCGCCTGCTTTGCGGATAGCTATAATCTCCATATCCTGCCAATTGGTTGTGCCCATCTCTTTGCCGGGTGCTTTTACCTCAAGCGCGAACATCTGGCCTCTGAAGCCGCCAATAATGTCCGGTATACCCTTGCGTCCATACCCCATCATGAGCGGCATGAAGTACCAGCAGTCCTCGCCAAGCGCGTCCAGAAACGCCTTTATCTCGGCTTTAGCTTTCTTTTCTGACATTATACACTCCCCTTGTGTAGTCCATTAATGTACCTTCTCCCCGAAGCTGCCTATTATTGATTTTATAAGTCCCTCTATCAGTACGCGCTCGTCGGGCTTCGCTGCAACCATAGCCCGTTTAAGCATAACAAGCGACACCATGAACGCCGCCACGACGCTGTAGCCCTGTATATTGCCCTGGGAAATGAGGAAGTTCTCCAGCGCCCAGCATATACCCGCTACTTTATCCTGCGTCACAGCGTCGTCGCCGGCGGCGGACACCTGCACGATGTCCGCTGCCAGCTTCTCGTAAAACGTGGGATTAGCCACGCTTTGTTGCCTTCTTCGCTACTTTGCCTTTTGCCTTGGCAGCGTCTTTTGGCATTTTAGAACCTTTAGCGGCAAACCCTTTGCCGGCTTTTACTACTGTCTTGATTGGTTTTTTAGCTTTAGCCATAGTCATCTCCTGTTATTTGGGCATTGAGTTACGCGGCAATATGCGCATAAAGGCCCAGGCTTCATGTCGTACTTCTGGTCAGCGATGGATTTCTCCACCTCCTGAATCTGTCTAATCATCGACGCCCACATAGTATGTGAGTCCTCGCGGGTGAACTCGTACGGCGTGCCGACTTTACTATGTTCCAGCCATATGTTGCAGGCTGTTATCTTCAATACTTCCGGGAAGTGCTTGAACACAAAGAGAGAAAGTATTGCTAACTGCGCTGCCTTCTCACGTATCTTGCCGGTCTTCCAGTCCGCAATAAATGCGTGCTCGCCGTCCTCGATGACGACGTCCGCAGCACCTCTGCCCCATACACGGTCGTCGAAGAATCCGCACGGCTCGCAGTTACCCAGCAGCCCCATCTTCTTCTCGACGTGCAGGTTATGCGGCTGCGCCTTGCGCTTCACCGCTTCAACCAGCGGGGCGTACGGTGCATCTACAGGCGCGCCGCCCTTGAGGTAGCTCTCGCAGGCTTTATGTACGGCGTTACCGCGGTCGAGCGCGGGCGACGGTGGCTCCTTCTCGCGCAGGATGTATTTGTGATAGAACCTGCGAGGGCATTGTGTGTAGGTGTCCAGTGATGAGTAAGACCAAGCGAATGTCATTTCAAAAACTCCCTGAACTCCTGCATGAACGCCCGCATGTCGTCTATCTCCGCTTTCGTAAGCGCGTGCTCGTGGAACGACTTAACAATAAGCCCTAACTGGCACTGCTCCTTCGCCCACCTATCCGCCCAGAGGACTGAGTTATACATCTCCGATTCCAGTTTGGTCAGCCTGCGGCCTATTTCTTCGAGCATCTCTAACATACGAAGGACATTTGTTTGGCTGTCCAGAGTATTATTTACTGTAATTTCGCGCATAGCCCCCCTCCGCGTCCAGTGGCAGCCCCTTGCACCACGCAGGGGGCGTCTTCATTACATTCAATCCGAACGCCAAAGCCGCTTGTGCTTCTGACTCCGGCGCTAAGTACACTACCTCGTCGTGTGTGGTAGTGGCCAGTTTATATTTTGCGGCTATCTTTGTCATTGCTTCCGCGAGTATGTTCCGACTCAGCGCTTGCACAACGTTCTCGACCAGCTTCGCGCCGTACATCTTCGTCCTGCCGCGCCGCGTGTCCATGAAGTACTCCTGCCCATCATGTTGTAGGGGGGTGTAGTCCGACCATGAGCCGCCGGGATAGAAAATCTTTTTATTGTACGCGCGGACGACAGGGGACTTCGTGTCGCCAAGTACATACCCACTACTATACTGGGGGGTAGCAGTAAGTAGATGCTCCAGCGCGGTGTCCGCCTCTTTCCATAAAGCCACTACTTGCCTGTGGTTTCCCCGATACGTCGCAACCATTGCTTCCGCGTCCGCCTCTATACCCTGCATTTGTAACACACTGGCGAATTTCTTGGCACCCATGCCGTAGCCTAGACCAAGCTCCGCTGTCTTAAACAGGTGTCGCTCTGCTCTATCCGCTTTAGTTATTGTCCTGCCCAGCGCCTTCGTGGCCTGCGCACAGTACACGTCCTGCCCGCCGGCGAACAACTCAAGCACGTCGTGCTGACCTGCCAGCCAGTTTAACACACGGCACTCAATCTGCGCCAAGTCAATCACGACCAGCACATAGCCTTCAGGCGCGAGTATAGCTTCTCTGAGCGCTGAGCCGCGTTTGAAATTCTGCCAGTTCATTTTGTCTCCGCCGCTCCAGCGTCCCGTATGTGCGCCATAGTATTTGAGGTACACGCACATCGCTCCGCGTGCGTCCATATCCAGCATCCGCTGTCCGCGTGTCTCAAGGATATTGGATTTATTCTCCAGCCGCGCCTCGGTCAGCAGCGCCACGCGGTCGTCCTCGTGCTCCAGCAGGTCTTTTAATCCCTGGTCGGATTTCGCGAAGGCGAATGCCACTTCGCCCGTGCGCGGCGATATTTTTGTTGGAGGCTCCACGCCCAGAGCTTGTAGAGCGGACGCAAACTTTTGGGCACTGCCCAGCGTTTCTTTGGTAACTCCGAGTTGCTCGAGTAACGCATCTTTTTGTTCCTTTGAAGTTTTGAGATAGTCATGCAGCACAGCTCTATTAAGGCCAAGAGCAGGCTCAGTGAACATGCGTATAGTGATATCAATAAGACGCAGTTCGCTGCGAGGCACCAAAGGAAGTAGTTGTTGAAACACGGCATACGTAAGCTCCACGTCGTTCGCGCAACCCGCCGCTACTTTATCATAAAGCTCAGGCGGAAGCTCGCGGATATTCTTGAACGACCCGTACGGCACGTTCTTCTCCGGCAGGCCCAGCATCTTTACTAAAGCACCGAGACTGTGGGACTTAGCCTGCGGGAACACCAGCCGCGCCATACTAAGTGTGTCAAACCAGAATGCAGGCTTGATGTCGTAGTGATGCGAGAGTATCAACCCGTCGAAGTGTGCGTGGTGACAAACTACTGCCCCCTCCTGCATAGCCACTTCATCCTGTATGGGGGCGCCCTCCCACACTTCGGCGGGGGCAGAGTTGTGTCTTATACCGACACAGTGTGTGCTAAACCTGGGGTCGCGTATGTAGCTTTCCGTTGTCATCTTGGAAAGCGTGTAGTCGTCAGTAAAGTAGGTTTCAAAATCCAAGGTGATAAGGTTCATTGCAGCCAGCTCTCTTCAATAGCAGTGAAGAACAGGGCTACCACACCGGCTATGAGTATGATAAGAGATAGGAGTTCGTAATTTCGTTTCATACTACTTCACCTCCGGCGTTGTTGATTCCAGAAGTTTGACGTATGGCTCGCTGACTTCAATGACACCTCGTGCTATAACTTGCGCATGATTGTCTTCTCCACCTAGATTATTTATGTGCTGGTAATCCTCAATGTCAGAGAGAAGCATCTTGAGCGAATATCTAACAGTCTCAATCACCCCCAGAAGCTCGGTGATGGCCTTGTGAGCAGGACGAGTGTTCCATGTGTCTATAGTTTGCGCCACAGTCTTTCCGAGAGTGCTTAATAGATATTCGCACTTTACACACTCGATGGAAACTCCTGATGCCCATGTTGTAACTAAGCCATTTCCACCGCACACAGCGCAAGGCAACAGGCCATCCCTATCCTTCGTCATCAGGTTTTGTATGGTTTCTGCGGTCATAAATCCTCTCCCTCCGTATACTCCCTGGGTTCGTAGTAAAGGAAAGCGATGGAATTTTCTTTCTTAAAACGTAGAGCTGCTTCTCGTGAGAAAAATATGCGCAAGCCAATAGTATTATCATAAAAATTCACCCAAAAACCCGGGGTAGTGCGCTTTTTAGGCACGGAGGTGAGTTGATAGCCTTCTTTCGCACCAATGCCTGACTTGTGAAAATATTCAAGACTGCCGCTGATAGAGGCCAGCACAAAAGGTGCGCTCCTTGGCTGCGAGTTATTTACCCCCACATAAAACCATGAGAATCCTGCTTTGTCTTTGTACTCATCGCCGCTCTTGGCGTTCTCAAATATGTTGGTCATCTCCCTCTCCCTTTTTGTTTATCCATTTTAATTCCAGCAGCAGCCACTACAAACATCACACTAAATAGCGTCAGGAACGTCACCTTGTCTGGCGCATTCTCCGGTGGTGAGTCGTGGTCAGCTTCGGACATGTCCTTCATTCCTCTCTATGCTGCTGACATGCCGCTAATAGTAAGTCTTTGTGCTTCTGCCACCAGTCCCATGCGCCTGAGTCCATTTTACTTATCGCAAGCCTGTCAAACGCCGCCCACTTTTCATGTGTGTGCCGCTCACATCCTACGGACATATAGAGCGACGTGATGAGAATAAACCAACGTAACCCCAAGATTTGTATTGGCTCCTTAGTTATTTTCTCGCCTCCGAGGTTTGCGCCTTTGAGGTATGCGCCTCCGAGGTTTGCGCCTTTGAGGTATGCGCCTCTGAGGTCTGCGCCTCCGAGGTATGCGCCCCCGAGGTATGCGCCTCCGAGGTTTGCGCCTTTGAGGTATGCGCCTCCGAGGTCTGCGCCTCCGAGGTTTGCGCCTCCGAGGTCTGCGCCTCCGAGGTTTGCGCCTCTGAGGTCTGCGCCTCTGAGGTCTGCGCCTCCGAGGTATGCGCCTCCGAGGTATGCGCCCCCGAGGTATGCGCCTTTGAGGTATGCGCCTCCGAGGTTTGCGCCCCCGAGGTCTGCGTTTTTGCTCACAGCATCAACAACAGCCTCTTTTATAGAAGCATACTCACCCTCGAAAAGCACCGATAGGTTGAATTTGTGTTTTATTTGTATATTCATAACGACTGTCCTTCATTCCTGTTTAACTCCACCCCAAGCTTCTCAGCTAGGTGGGCTTTATGAGCGCGTACTGCGCGACTAAGAACATTCTCATTCATCTCCATGGCCTTCAGCATTGCATCCATAAAGTCTGCGTAGATTTCCGGTGGCATATCAATTCTCTGGTGACAGTACATAGCATACCACTCTCCGGCGGCGCGTTGTTCTGGAGTGAGGGTCATACTACTTCTCCTCTGATTTAAAAGTCATGCCCGCTGATTTGAGGTCACCTATCATTCTTTCCGCAAACTTTGTAGAATAAACACCACCTTCAAAGTCAACAACAGCTTTGTATATTAGCTCCTCAAAAGCTTCCACAGCCTCTGCCTCCGTCAGCTTCGGCGCATAGAAGTTGTGGGCGGCTTGCCATGCGTCCCCCATTCCTATTGGTTTGCCAACAGTACCGGCAATCCAATCAAGATAGTCCTGCCCTACATTTTCCTCTGTCATGCTGCCTCCAGTAATTCGATAAGTTTATCTGCCTGAATATTTGTGTGTTTCTTTCTTGCAGCAGCATCAGCAGCAGCATCAGCAGCATCAGCATCATAAGCAGCATAAGCATCATCAGCAGCATAAGCAGCAGCATCATAAGCAGCATAAGCAGCATAAGCAGCATCAGCAGCATTAGCAGCAGCAGCATCAGCAGCAGCATAAGCAGCAGCATAAGCAGCAGCATAAGCAGCAGCATCAGCAGCATAAGCATCAGCATAAGCATCAGCATAAGCATCAGCAGCATCATCAGCAGCATAAGCAGCATATTCCCACTGCCTGTGTGTTACCTTTTCGCCATTAATCTTTTTTAAGAACAAGTCAGCGACTAGCGAAATGTGTTTTTTAGATTTTTCCGACCTAGCGTACTGTAATACACCATAATCTTTATCTACCAGTAACAAATACGTAAAACGGTAAAAAACCATGCTCAGATCTGCACCTGGCCTTATTGCTCCTAAAAAACGCTCAGGCCACAACTTCGATTCTTCCACTGACAGACGTTCAAAAATCCCATCTTCGAGCTTAGCCAAATAGACAGGAATACCGAATTTCTTCTCGTATTCAATGTGACTGCCTGACTTTATCAAACAACCGACAGCGCAGCCTTTGCCGTCTTTCCAGTATCCGTAGGATTGACGCAGATTATCAGCCTCTCGGTGCATTGCCATTTCTGCAAGCACTGATTCTTTTAGTTTTGGATCATTGTGGTATGCTAACATTATATAGTCCTTTCGTTGTTGTTAAAGTATAGACCTCGACCCCGACCTCGACCCCGACCACGACCACGACCCCGACCACGACCCCGACCACGACCCCGACCACGA